GTATTTGTGTAATCTTTGTGATGAATACCGATACCACCTGCTGCACGGAATGCCTGAATCACATCTAAGGTATCATCAATTAGACTGCTGTCAGGTGTTGCAAATTCCGATTTCTTCCGTCTACCAGCGACAACGTTTACTTTCCATTGTTCTGGTAAATTGAATGTTTCAATCCATTTCTTTTTTTGTTCAACAACTTGGTCATGGTATTTGTTACCACCAGATGATGATAGAATTTCTACCGAATCAATAGGGACATTAACACTCAAATAAGTAATCAATTCCGGGCCACCATGCCACCAATCTAAAGTTTCAAAATGCTTGCCCTCAATAAAGGTAGTCCAGTTTTGACTGAACTCTTTACGCTCTCTTTGCCCATTAGAATCAGGCGCTTCACGGAATAATTCAATATACCGTTTTTCAAAGTTGGCCAAAACACCATCCATGTCCAAATAAATCTTCATCATATAACCTTTTTCAATATCAGTTTATATTTTACACTATCAAAGACCAAAAATGCGGCATACTTCTTTAGTTTCAATAGGTAATCTGGCCAACGAATGGTGTCGGCAATTTTACTTTCCCACATAGGCAAGAACCCCAAAATTGAATTCAGGATAATCAATGTTTCAGGCGAAACTTCTTTTCGCAAAACTTTGGTAAGTAAAATTGGATAATCACCTGTTGTTTTGATGATTTCATTAGGATTTTTCACTTCAGAAAAAATATCACGGCATTCATTATCAAAGGTGTATGACATAGATTGGATAACCTTCTGCCTAGCGAGATATATTTGGTGTGCCTCATCTTGCAGTAAATCGCCTACCCAAGACTTACTACTTTCAAATAAATTGGCAACCAAAAAGTTTATCAACTCATCTTTGGTTTGATATTTGCGTGATAACTTATAGAAATGGTATTTGTCTTTACGATTTTCAAAAGATTCCACACTAACATTAGACTTACCATGATATTTGAAATAATCGTATGATTCTGTGGTAAAGTGTAATTTTAGTGTGTGATATAAACAAAAAGCTTCATAACCTGTCATAGAGGTAAGCGAGAACCTTTCTCTTTCAGCATATTATAATCTAAAGCGTCACTTTCAATTTTGGACTTGAGGTTAGCATTGACTAATGTCGCAGCTACCTCAATCTCAAGGCCAGTTTTCTTACAGTATTCTGTAATCGCTTCTATGTAATTGTAGTCTGTTTCGGAAACAATCTTATCTATTTCCTTTGCAAACTTCATCATTTCATCTTTAGTCGGCATCTTTTTCACTCAAACGATGTTCATCAAATTTGACATTAGCTTCTTCAATTGGCCAAGTTTCTTGGTCAATGATTACATTACCTTCAAAATGAAAACCACAACCACGCAAAAAGTTTTCAAACTCCGTCAGAACATCATCCAATGAATCTGCTCTAACCTCAACTGTTCTTTTAGTAACAACAGAAGATACGAACGGCATTGGTTCTTCTTCGCAAATAAATGTAAACTTACTCATAATTATTTCACAATGGTTTCATAAAGCGTTTCAAATTGTTCGTGGGTTGCCACTTCTTCATCATAGTTTTGTTTATGATAAACTTTGACCATCTTAGCAACCAACTTCTTTGGTAACTGAAGATTCTTAGATACTGTTGCAATAGATTCTTTGATGTAATCTTTTTCAGCATCCATTCGTGTCATAGCGCCACTACATTCACGCAAGCAATCCAATAATTTCTTTTGGTCTGCTTCATTACTAATTTGATTGATACTCAATTGTTGAACTGCCATAATATATCCTTATTTTATTTTTTTGTTACAATACCGTTACCATGTGAAGCACCGTAAGCCACACAAATCATATCACGACCATCGGCATATGAGCAACGAACTGATAGTGGGTCAACACCTTTTGCAATCGCATTATCAATATTTTTTGACATTAGGGTTCTATCATTGATTTGATAGATTGCTATGCCTATGATAGCTGCAACTACGATAATTGTACCAGAAATAACTACTGTTCTAAAATCACTTGTTAATTTTTCGCTCATAATCTAACTTCCTTATCAATCTTTTGTATATCACTTTGTCGTTTGTAAAAAATATGTCTGCCAATTTGTGTTGTCTTTGGCAAACCCCAATTAGGATTCACATAATCAGCATGATAGTATGTGGCACCTTTTGTAATGTCTTTCATGGTTTCATAATTCATAATGACATTGATTGCTACTAAACGGATATCATTATACAATGAACTGTTCAACATTGTCAAGCGTCTAGCTCTATGTTCTGCCTCACATACCCACGAGAATTGGCAAACACCATTTGTTTTTTGGTGAACAACACCACAGATATCATTTGCATAATTACCTGAGGCAACTCTATTGAGGGTAACTAAGGCGACAGCTACTTGGCCTTGTTTAGATTCGTGTCCTGCTTCAAACAGGATATTTTGTGTCAGACAGTCCACTTGTTTTTGCATGGACTTTGATAGTGTGTGATATTTGATATCAAACGGTAGGTGATACTTTCCAGGATTTGTATAAAATACCGAGAATGTAAGTATCAACGCTGATATTAGAATACTATAAAGTATTGGTCTACTTCGCATTTTTTCTCCTTGTTGTGGAGTGCCGAAGCACTCCTTCCCACTAAGATTGTTTCTTAGTTTTCACTTCAACAGCTGGAGATGTTTGCGACACAAAGCCGTTCAACACTTCCGCTTTCTTAATGATTTCTTCTTCTGTGGGATATGGTGGTAGAGCAGGCAAATCTGGTGCTGGATTGCCAGCAATTTTTGAAGCCTCTACCTGTGAATGCCATTGGTTTTCAACAGCATTTCTTTTGAACATATAATCGTCTGTCAACATACCTTGAGCCATTTTCAAAAGCTCTAGACGAATTTCATATGGTGTCATAGACATAGTTTTTCTCCTGTGTGTAATGTGTGTTATCGGTCTGTGCCGATAAGCTATTTAGTAATCAATAAGCCCAAGCAACGCAAGAATACCTTGTTCCCCAAGTTACCGGCTCAACTCTATGTGGGTATAAAAAACAAGATGGGAAAACTATTGCATCTCCACCTTTGAAAGGAATTACGGTGTCGCCCCACATAACAAGTTCGCCACCACCATAATCACTATTCAACATCACCAAACAAGTAAGTGTTGGTATGCCTTTTCTCTCACCATCAAACATTGAATGAATGTGGTCACAATGCTCAGCCATCACACGTTTTTCAGCATACTTGTTGAATCTAACCTGAGAGAATCCTGCCCAACTATTGAACCATGGAAACTTATGATAATCCAAATAGTAACGATAAGCGTCCCAAAATCTTTGTGTGATAACACCTCTTGTCTTTATGTTTTCACCATAAGATATGTCTAATTCATTATCACCACTTCTTGTTCCATATGTTCCATCCGTTGGACTATAAAAAGTGTGTTGTTGCCAATCCGAATATTGCATATCACTAACAGTTTGCAAACAAGTTTGTGGGTCAACCCAACCTTGTAACAACATTACATATTTTCGTAAATCTTTATCCATTTTCAATCCCATAAATTTTGGTAATACTTACCGAACAATCTGAAACCATTAGACATTCTTTCTTGGTGTATTTTGAGACCTTCAACATCTAATTTGGGACCAACATAGTCTTTGTCCCAAGGCAAACCCTTAACTGTTGAGTGGTCAAAGAATTGTGATTCACTATCATCGTCATTTTTTTGTTCAAATGCCCAAATCATTTCATCTAAAACCCAATCCCAACGCATGAAATGTAAATCATCTGTATCCCACTCATACTCTTTTGGTTGAGCCATATAACTTCTTAAATATTCGGGAACATCTTCATCATCAACATTTGGTGCACCGTGTTTTGTTGCTTGTAATTGTTTTAACATCGGCAAAATAATATGAGCCAATGTGTGGTCCATTGACCAAGTATCCCATCGGTCAATTTTCACATAATCAATTTTACGGTCAACTCTATCCCAAACCCATTGTATCGCAACACAAATGGGATTCAACATTTTGCTCAACTTATCAATTACTGGTTCATCATAATCAATCTCACGCCAGAAATAAACTTTCTCCAGGATTGTATAAGGACTAATCCAATGATGTTTATAATTGTTTATGTAAACTTTCATAATGTCTTTCTATATAATGCTTCAACTTAGGAATATAATTATACTTCTTTTCAACAAATATTTGAGGCAAATTTGATTCTGCTACGGCAATGGCAACCACAATATCTTCTATTGGTTTGCCTGTGATTTCTTCAAACATTTCAGCATATGCCGAGCATTGCATGAAATAGTTTTCTATATTGTTTACATTCTTTTCTTTTGTTGATGTTTTATAGTCAATGATTGCTAGTTTACCATTCCATTCAGCAATACAATCAACACGACCTGCAATACCCAAAGTATCAGAATAAAGTGGTTGCTCAATAGCATACACATTACCAATGTTGGTATCAATGTGTGGTTTTAACTGAAGAAATAATTGTTTGGTATCAGGCATCATTGTTTGCATACGGATGGAAGATATTTTGTTTAGTAAATAATCTTCGCAAATGGTGTGCAATTTTGTGCCACGATTGGATGCTTGTGTAGAAATTTTGTTGGCTTTTTCTTCACCAACAGCTTGACGCCATTCCATAATGGCTTGTTTATTATATGCCGACAATACCGTTGTAATTGATGGATATTTTTTACCGGCAGGTGTTGTATATACTCTACCGTTTTCGTTAGTTACTGCCTCTAAATCAAAATCTAATTCAGGCAGTTTCACATGATTGAACATTATTTTTGTATTCGCTTTGTAATTTTTTCTACGTGTTTTTTTACCACTTCTCTGGTTCTAACATCTTTGATTGAACGACCACCAACTTTTTCAGCAAGTGGTGATGTTGGGTGAGCTTCAGCAACTTTAGATAATACTTCACTAAAGCCTGAAGGTGCTTTTTGATAAGAACCTGTGCCAGAAATAATTGCTGGTGCTGATACTAATGGTTGAACATGAGGGTTCTCTTTGAGATATTCCTCACGCTTTGTCCATGTCATAAAAATTTCAAATTCTTCGTTTGTCTTTGTGTCAACAAATTGATAAGTTGGCATTGTACCACTCCGGTATAGGTCTATTTTTCCAGTCCGCTAAATGTGTCTTATTTTTTATATAGTAGTTGCGGTATGAAGCAATAGAATTACCAGAAACTTTCACATCATCTGGCATAGCAGGCGTTGGCTCTGTGAATCCAAAATTTTTGAAATTCTTTGGAAAGTTATTCTTCAAAGCTTGCATTAAACCACTCTCTTGCACTTTATGAACCTTACCATAACGATATGTGTATTCGTTACATAGTTCTTCAAGCATTTCAGCTAACCACATATAATTTTCTACCGAATATCTTGCCCAAACAGCAGAAGGGTGACTAATATGAGTTGCAGAATAAAGAACGCTATCAAGCTCACCAACAAGATTCCATCTTCTAACTTTCCTACCAGTTTTTGTAAGTCCATAATATTCCTCACCATCAAGCACACGATGAGCTGTTGACAACAACTGAGCATATTCAAGTATCATTTTGACACAATGCTTGTTGTTGTGCATTTCAGTACATTGTCTTTGATTATGGTGCAAATAAAAAATGTTCACTTAGATTTTACCCAAGAATTGATAACATCAGTCAAACTATTATCTTTGAATGGCACATAATCATTTGTTTGTAATGTTTTACTAATCACTTGTTTATTCACTTCCGTTTTGTATGTCATAAAATCTAAAGCATCAAAATACTGCTTCACCCACATATTATAATAATCCATCATTACCAACTCCCATCATCTATCCATAATCTAATCGTAATTGGTAACAATTCAATCACCAACATATCTTGTTCCCAAACTTCATTTGTTTTGTTGTAACTAAAATTTATTCTCCAATGATATGGATTTAGCTTTATTGTAACATTACAACCACTATATTTGAGGTAATTTATTATATTCATTTCACATTCCTTGCCGTATCTACGATATTATTCAGCGTTTGCTGCCTTAATAATATATGAAAAAATAACTCTAATGTATTCATAGCATCAATATCAGCACGATGAGCTTGTCCGTCAAAATGCAACTTTAACTCTCCCATTGCTGAAGATAAACCGCCTTTTGGACTTTTACCTTTAGATAACATATGTAACGCATACCAAGTTTTCACATCAACCCAT